CTTATCGTAATATTTCCTTTGAAAAGGAAGCATATTACAACGAAAGTAATCTTACCTATCTTTTTAATAGACCAAAAATGGCTTGGAAATATTATAGAGGTATGAATGAAATCTTATAAAGGCACATTTCTAAAGAAAGATGGTTCTCAAAGAACTATGCATTTTGTAAAAATTAATGACTTGCCAAAACCAATTGTTGAGGCTAGAATCAAAGGAACAGGAAAGGTAAGAACTCTTGCCGATGGTTCCGAAACAGTTTATGATGTTGATGCTAAGGAATTCCGAATCTTCAACCATAAAACGCTAGTAGGAGAGATTCTTGAAATGGATCTTGACGAAAGCACCCTAGAGGGATAAGATAGAAACATGGCGGTTGAAGAGATTTGTTCAACCGTTCTTAACAACAAGGAGACAATAAAATGGCTATTGATATGAGCAAAATGAAGAACAAGCTTGAGAAGCTTGCTAATAACGGTAAGGAGAGCAATAATTCTGTTAAGTGGAAGATGGAAGAGGGACAGCATTCTGTTCGTATCGTTCCAACAGAAGATGGTGATCCATTTAAGGAGCTTTTCTTCCACTATAAAGTAGGCGGAAAGACTGTTCTTTGTCCTAAAAAGAACTTTGGCGATGATTGTCCAGTTTGTAACTTTGCTTCGCAGCTTTGGCGTGATGGTGTGGCAAACGAGGATAAAGCAAGCCAGAAGATGGCAAAAGAGCTATTCCCCAAGCAACGTTTTATGTCTCCTGTTCTCGTTCGTGGAGAAGAGGCAAAGGGTGTACAGGTATGGGAATACGGTAAGCGTGCATATGAGACAATGATTGGTCTTGTTCTCAACCCAGAGTATGGCGATATTACTGATCCACAGGATGGTCTTGACCTTGTAATTGATTATACTAAGCCTCCTGCTGGTGCAAAAGACCAGTTCCCAGAGACTAAAATCACACCTCGCCGTAAGTCCTCACCACTTTGCGACCCATCTTATGGTGGAGCAGCAAAGTGCAAGGAACTCCTCGATACTATTCCAGATTTCAGCACACTTTATCCACGCCAGAGCACTCAAGAGGTTCAGAAGATCCTCGATGCTGCCCTTGCTTCCGATGAATCTGCTGAAACAGAGTCCCGCGAGATCGTAAAAGGTGGCACTAAGTCCAAGAAAACCTCTTCCGCAGTCGATGAGGCTTTTGCAGACTTCACTGGTACAGACGACTAATCTGTTGACAAACTAATGAAGCGGGTGTATCTTATGGGTACACCCGTTTTCATTTATCACAAAGGAACCAAATGGCTAAAAAAACTCAAACAACGACAAATGGTAAATTATCTATTGCACAAATGAGAGATGCAATTAATAAAAAAGCAGGAATTGAAGTTTCTTTTGATCTTCTTGAACAAAATCCATCAGAAGTAACAGAATGGATTCCTACAGGTTCTGACGTATTAGATTCTATTATTTGTAGAGGCAAGAAAGCAGGAATTCCAGTTGGGCGTATTACGGAACTTGCAGGTATTGAAGCATCTGGTAAGTCTTACTTTGCTGCTCAGATTGCTGCAAATGCTCAAAAGATGGGAATGACTGTAGTTTACTTTGATTCAGAATCTGCACTAGACCCTTCTTTCCTTAGTAAAGCTGGTTGTAATGTAGGTGAGATTATTTATACTCAAGCAGTAAACATTGAATTTGTTCTTGAAACTATTGAGCAACTTCTTGGCGAAGGTGATCACTTCTTGTTTGTTCTTGACTCGTTTGCTTTTACTCCATCACTTGCAGACCTTGAAGGAGACTTTAACCCTCAGTCTTCAATGGCAGTAAAACCAAGAATTATGTCAAAAGGTCTTGCTAAGCTTATTCAGCCAATTGCAAATAAGAAAAGCTCATTCCTTGTTCTTAATCAGCTAAAGCAAAACATTGTAATGGGTCCAACAGCACATACAGAAATGCTTATTAATCCATTTATTACTCCTGGTGGTAAAGCATTATCTTATGCTTATTCGCTTAGAATTTGGCTTACTCCCAAAAAGAGTAAAGCAAGTTATGTTGTATCTCCAACAGGATTTAGAATTGGGTCAGAGACTAAATGTGTTCTAAAGAAATCTCGTTTTGGTACAGAAGGTAGAGAATGTTCGCTTAAACTCTTGTGGGGCGGAGAGCGAGTAGAAGTTTCAGACCACGAAGCATGGCTTGACATTATTTCTAAATCAGATAGAGCTTCAAGTGGTGCATGGTGGACAATTACTCTACTTGATGGGTCAGAGAAGAGATTTAGATCAGCAGACTTTCCTACAGAACTTCAGAATGAAAGTTTTAGAAATGCTGTCTTAAGTATCGTAGAAGAAGAGCTTATTACTAAATTTGATAAGCAAACTGGTAATGCTTCTAACTATTACAACATAGAAAGCGAAGACTAATCTAACTAAAACAAACAGGCTCCGTGGGGTTGACTTCCTCACGGGGCTTTGTTACTATCTATGTGTTGGAGAGAAGAACATCATGGAGTCTGACCCGAAGTTGTCTAAGAAGAAGCAGCGTTACATTGACCTTGCTGCACGAATTGCTATGCAGACCGATTTCAAGGAATACAAGCATGGTGCCGTTCTTGTTCGCGGTGGGACTGTTCTGAACACGTCTTGCAACAAGAATAAGTACAAGGCTTGGGCTAATCGATTCCGTGATAGTAAGAAGCAGCGTGGTCATGCTACTGTCCATGCAGAGATTGGTGCTATCCTTGGTCTTGACCGTTCTATTACTGAGGGTGCTACCATTTACGTTGTTCGCGTTGGTCGTGATGGTTGCCTTCGTAACTCTAAGCCTTGTCCTATGTGCGATGCAGCAATGAAGTTTGTTGGGATTAAGAAGGTTGTTTATTCTACCGAAGATGGGAAGATTGAGTCTATGAGGATTTACAATGAGTAATAAGTATTATCATAATTATAATAACCCTTGGGAACAACAAGAAGAAGGTTGTTGGGTAATTCGTAAATCCAAAGGTTGTACTTCTATGAAAAAGATAAGCCAAGAGGAAGCAACTCAAGAACTTGAAGTATTTCATTATGCTATGGCTATTAGTTATGATGTTATGATGAATGAAATCTCAAACACTGTTAATAGTGGAAAGCCCTACTCTCTTTCCGACATAGCTCTAAATACTATTAATGCTATTGGAAAGATTGTAAAAGAAAGGAGGAATAATGTGGGAAACTAAAATAATTGACAAGTATCCAAAAACGTTTGCTTCACTTAAGTATTTTGAGTGTGATAAAGGTTGGTATTCAATTATTGATAGAGTTGCAAACTTCATTGAAGAATACAACAACAAGATTGATAATGTTGAGGACCACGTTGTTGCAACACAAGTTAAGCAAAAGTTTGGTGGTCTTAGATTTTATATTTCGTATATTACAAATGCATCCGAACAAGACATACAAGCAATCTATGATGTAATCAATCAAGCTGAAAAAGACTCATATACTATGTGTGAAGTTTGCAGTAATCCTGCAAAATCTACTCGTTGGTCTACACTTTGCGATGAACACAGACATTAAACAGGGTGATTTAGTATGGGTCAATAGAAACAGTATTGCTGGTTCCATGCTTGTTATGAAAAAATTAGATCAAGGAAGAGCGTTAAATGCAGACTTCAGCATTTTGGGAGTAGTTATTAGAGCATACCCAGAAATGTATGTTGTTTGGAATGTTGAAGACAATAAAGAACATTATTATTACTATGAGGATGTAAAACTATGCCAAGAATGATGGTTGTTGATGCTAATAATCAGTATCTTCGTGCGTACATTACAAACCCAACGCTTTCACCAAACGGTCAACCTGTTGGTGGGGTAGTTGGATTTCTTAAAATTATGCAAAAGCTATGTAACACTATAAACCCAGATCTTGTTTATGTTTGTTGGGATGGTGAAGGTGGCTCTAAGAAACGTAAACTTATGAACTCAAACTACAAAGAAGGTCGAAACCCTCTTCGTCTTAATCGCGATGTTCGTAATCTTACAGAGAACGAGGAGATTTCTAATAGAATTTGGCAACAAACAAGAGTTGCTGAATATTTTAATCAAATGCCCATCATTCAGCTTCTTTATCCAAACATTGAAGCTGATGATCTTATTTCTTATGTTGTAAGCCACCAGCACTATAAGCGTTGGCAAAAAGTAATTGTGTCCTCAGACAAAGACTTTATTCAGCTCATTAACGATAAGACTATTCTTTATCGTCCTATCCAAGAAGAACTACTAAATGTTGCTAAAATTGTTGAGAAGTATGGTATTCATCCAAATAACTTTGCACTAGCAAGAGCAATTACTGGTGATGATAGTGATAATCTAAAAGGTGTGCGTGGTGTTGGTATGGCTACTGTAGCTAAGCGAATTCCTATGCTTGTTGAAGAAAAACAGTATCTACCAAATGATGTTGTTGAATACTCTAAAGACAAAGAAGGAAAAGCGTTTGAAAGTATCGCCTCATCTTTTGATGTGATTAAAGACAACTATCGCATCATGCAGCTTTCTTCTCCACAGATTTCCTTTCAGACAAAACAAATGATTGATGAACTTATTGACAACTTTGAGCCACAGCTAAATCAGCTTGAATTTAGGCGTATGTCTATGCAAGATGGTTTTGGTGTTGTAGATTTTACTTCTTTAATGACAATTTTCAAGAAGATTGTTGCAAACAAGACTACTTAAGTTTATGAGAAATAATTTAATTTTAGAAAATTGGAAAAAGTTTATAGTAGAAGCAGATATGAGTGCTGTTGCTCCTACATCTGCTTCTACAACTACAACATCAACATCTGCAAGTGATATTTCTGCAACCGTAGAAAAAAGCAAAGATGAACTTAGAAAAAGTAAAGCAAAAGATGCCGTAAGAGCAGCTTTGACTGTTGCTCAAGAACAATCAAAAGCTTTAGGTAAAGATTTATCTGAAGACGAAATAAGAAAGATTTTACAAGATGTTTCTGATGATTTAAGACTTTCTGAAGCAAAAATAAACGAGGTACAAACAATACCTCCAGGCACATTTTTAGTAATTGAAAATCTCAACAATATTGCAATTATTTGTAATTTACTTGGTGAAAAATTAAAAGTTGATAAATTAAAAGAAATTGCTGTTACTGCAAAAAGACTTTACGAACAAACACAAGAACTTAAACAAAAAAATCCAAAGATATACAAAGCTATTTCTTGGTTGTTTGATTCAACTTCTAGAGTATTAGAAAAACCAGAAAATAAAAATCTTGAAAATATTAAAGAATCAAAAAAAAAGAAATCTGGTGATCGTTGTACTAGAATAGCTAAACGTAAATATGATGTTTGGCCTTCTGCATATGCTTCTGGTGCTGTTGTTAAATGCCGTCAAGGTAAGATTTGGAAAGGCATAAGCGAAAACGCAACAGATGAAGAAATTGATTATGCTTTGCTTCTTGAAGAAGTTGAAGAAATTGAAGAAAAACAAAACAATCAACTTAATGAAAGATGCTGGAAAGGTTATACACAAAAAGGTATGAAAACTATGTTTGGTAAACGATACCCTAATTGTGTAAAAGTAACAAAAGAAAGTGTTGATGTAGAAGAAACAAATACACTTGAAGAGGAATGGTCTGAAAAGTATAAACGTTCTATCAATTGCAAAAATCCAAAAGGCTTCTCTCAAAAAGCTCACTGTCAAGGAAGAAAGAAAAACGAAGAACTTGAACTTAGTGATGAATTAATTGAAGAGGCAAAAAAAAAAGATTATAAGCCAAACTTCTCCAAAGAAAAAGATCAAGGTCTTCACGGATGGTTTGCTAGAAATGACGGTAAAGGTTGGGTAAATTGTAGAACTGGTGGTCCTTGTGGTCGTGATTCTGCCGATAGTGGTGGTAAATATCCAGCCTGTAGACCAACTAAAGCACAATGCAAATCTGCTGGTAAAGGCCCATTAAGAAAAAAGACTTCTTCTAAACCAATCTCTTGGACTAAAAAGAAAAAGAAGGACTAATTATCTAAAAGGAATTTTATTATGAAACTAACCGAATCTTACATACGCAAACTTATTATGGAAGAATTGTTGAATGAACAAACCGAACAGGTTCGTGATAAAGAAATTACTGATGCTAATGTTCAAACTAGTCCTTTTATAAGAAAGATGAATTATTCTAAAAATCCCAAAGATCAACTTTTTGTATTACAACAATTCTTAGAAAAGATAACAATAACAGATCCAACAACATTTTACACAAATTTATCTAACATGGCTCTTAAATTAAAAGATTCTAAACCACAAACTGCAAATCCTGCTCAACAAAAAGCAAACGCACAAGCTCCAGCGCAAGTTCCAACAGGAATGCAAAAATAAAATGAGCAAGAAGTTTTCATCATTTCAAGATCAACAACTTCTTGTGGAAAGTTGGAGAGCTTTTATATCTGCTAAAGGTTTAGTAAAGTTACTACAACCACAATCAGCATCACCAGTTGTATCTGAGAATCTTAAAGAATCTTTTTATTATGATGGAAAAGAATTTGATTCCATGCAAGCTGTAGAAGATTATAAAGCTGAACAAGAAGAAAATGTTGTTGATCCCAAAAAAAGTCTTTCTGTAAATTACCCAGACATAGCAGACGAGAGAAAGATAAAATCAGCAAAACAAATATTGAAAAAGGCAATAGAACAACTTGATAGTCTAAATCTTGCTGAAGCGGCAACTTTAGATGATGGAACACTAGTATGTGAAGCCTGCTTATTAGAGGTAATTGAATCATCTGAAAATATGATACTTGAAGCTAAGTATCAAGGCAGAACTGTTCAACTCAATAAGCCAATGAAAGGTGATGTAAAAAAATCAAAAGTTTACGTTAAAGATCCAAAAACTGGCAACGTAAAGAAAGTTAATTTTGGCGATAAAAATATGAAGATTAAAAAGTCTAATCCAAAAAGACGTAAATCATTCAGAGCACGCCATAATTGTGAAAATCCAGGCCCCAAAACTAAAGCACGTTATTGGTCTTGCAAAGCTTGGTAGACCGTATTACTCTATAACTTCCAAATAGGTGTCTAATGACCACAGTTGAAAGAAGCGACTTTAGCCGCTTTGGGAAGACTTTTCAAGAAAATCTCGTACAGCTTATCCTTATGGATCGTCCTTTCTGTGACCAAATCCGTGAGGTATTTTCTGTTGAGTTTCTTGAACTAAAGTACCTCCAAGCGTTTGTACAAATTGTATTTAATTACAAAGATAAATATAAGATTCATCCTACATTTGACATTATGACCACGCTTGTTAGGTCTGGTCTTGAGGATCAAAACGAAACCGTGCAAAAGCAGGTTCGTGATTTCTTTGCTCGTATGCAGGATGCAGAACCAGATGGTGCTCAATTTATCAAGGAAACCTCTCTTGATTTTTGCAAGAAGCAGAAACTAAAAGAAGCAATGTTGAAGTCTGTTAAACTTCTGCAATCTGCTTCTTTTGATGAAATTTCTAAAACAATTAATGAAGCCCTTAAACTTGGAACAACATCTGATTTTGGTTATGATTATCTTGTAGACTTTGAGAAGCGATTCCAAATCAAAGCTCGTAATCCAGTTAGTATGGGTTGGTCTGAGGTTGATAATATTTGTAAAGGTGGTCTTGGTACTGGTGAGCTTGGAGTAGTTATTGCTCCTACTGGTGCTGGTAAATCAATGGTGCTTGTGCATCTTGGTACAGAGGCATTAAAACTCGGTAAGACTGTAGTTCATTACACACTTGAGCTTGCTGATTCTGTTGTTGCTTCTCGTTATGATAGTTGTCTTACTGGTATTGAGTTGAAAGATTTGTTTACCTACAAAGAGCAGATTTTTCAATCAGTACAGGATTTGGCTGGTAAACTTATTGTAAAAGAGTATCCAACCAAATCTGCTTCTACTAACACTCTTAAACTTCACCTTGAGAAGCTAAATATTAAGGGTATTAAACCAGATATGATTATCGTAGACTATGGTGATCTTCTTCGTCCTATTTCAAATCAGAAAGAGAAGAGACAGGAACTTGAAACTATTTATGAAGAGTTGCGAGGACTAGCACAAGAGTATACTTGCCCTGTTTGGACGGCATCACAAACAAATCGCTCTGGTCTAAATGCAGAAGTAATTACAATGGAATCAATTTCAGAGGCATTCAATAAGTGCTTTGTTGCTGATTTTATTTTTTCTGTATCAAGAACGGTTGAAGATAAAGCTTCAAACTCTGGTAGAATCTTTGTTGCAAAAAATCGTAATGGTCCAGATGGTCTTGTCTATCCAATCTTCATGGATACAAGTAATGTAAAAATTAAAGTTTTGCCCTCGACAGGTGAGACTCCATCGGACATAATGGTAAGAACTTCTAAAGAGCAAGAAGATAATCTGAAGAAGAAATACTCAAAATACAAAAAGAAAAAAACGGAGAACGGCGATGTATAGTAGAGAAGAAGTAAACAAATCAAGTTTAGAATATTTTAAGGGTGATGAACTTGCTGCAAACGTATTTGCAACAAAGTATGCTCTAAAGTCAAAAGATGGCAAGTATCTAGAATCAAATCCAGAGCAAATGCATAAACGTATTGCTGCTGAATTTGCTCGTATTGAAGCAAAATTTGGTGGTGATAATGCTTTAAGTTATGAGACAATTTATAATGATATTGTTAATTTTGGTTACATTGTTCCACAAGGTTCGCCAATGTACGGAATTGGTAATAACGAAACAATTGCATCATTATCTAATTGTGTTGTAGTCGCCTCTCCAGAAGATAATGTTTCTTCAATTATGGATTCTGGTAAACATCTTGCAAATTTATTTAAGCGTCGTTGTGGTGTAGGACTTGACATTTCTAATCTTCGCCCAGAAGGAATGACAGTAAATAATTCAGCAGGAACTACTACAGGTGCTTGGTCTTTTGCCGATTTCTATTCTTATGTATGTCGTATGATTGGTCAGAATGGTCGTCGTGGGGCACTAATGATTTCTCTTGATGTTCGACACCCAGATATTGAGAAATTTACAAAAATGAAGCATGATCTAACAAAGGTTACAGGCGCAAATGTATCAATCAAAATTTCAGATGATTTTATGGAAGCTGTGGAACAAGACCAAGATTTTGTTCTTAGATTTCCTGTTGATTCCAGCAATCCTTCTTACTCTAAGACTATTAGAGCCAGAGAACTATGGAAAGAAATCGTTGACTCGGCAACAAGGACGGCAGAACCAGGACTCTTGATGTGGGGAAACATTGAGAAGTATCTACCAGCACAAAGTTATGCTAGTGAAGGTTTTAAAACACTAACAACTAATCCTTGTGGTGAAATCCCACTTTCTGCCTATGACTCTTGCCGTTTGATTTCAGTAAACCTTAAATCATTTGTAGTAAATCAATTTGAGTCAAATTCATACTTCAACTTTGAAAAGTTTGAAAGTGTTGTAAAACGTGCAATGCGTCTTTCTGATGATCTTGTAGAACTTGAAATTGAGAAACTTACAAAGATAATTACTGCTTCTGACACACAGGATGAGAAAGAACTTTGGACAAACCTACTAAGAGCTTGTGTAGATGGTCGTCGTACAGGTCTTGGAACTCACGGTCTTGCAGATGCACTTGCTTGTCTTGGAATGCCATATGATTCAGCAGATGCACTTGTCACAATTGATAAAATTTATAACACTTTGAAAGAAGCTGCTTACACAGAGTCAGTTTGGCTTGCGAGAGAGCGTGGTTCATTTGTTGTATTTGATTGGGAACTTGAAAAAGATAATGCTTTTATTAAGTCTCTTTCGCCTTCAATACAAAATGCAATTAAGACATTTGGACGTAGAAATATCAGCATCCTAACAAATGCTCCAACTGGTTCTGTTTCAATTATGTCACAAACCTCATCTGGTCTTGAGCCAGTATTCCGCAACTTCTACATTCGCCGTCGCAAACTTTCTCATAACGAGCAAGACCAAACAGCAGCCTTTGTAGACGTTATGGGAGATAAGTGGACAGAATACAAAGTTTATCACCACAACGTTCAAGAATATCTAAAGAAGTTTGAAACAGATGAAATACCAGCGTTCTTTACTGAATCGGACAAAATTGATTGGAAACGTCGTGTAGAGATTCAAGGTGTAATTCAAAAACACATTGATCATTCAATTTCCTCCACAATCAATCTTCCAAAAGGTACACAACCAGAAGTAGTTTCTGAGCTTTACCGTCTTGGCTGGAAACTTGGACTTAAGGGTATTACTGTTTATGTTGATGGTTCCCGCGATGGTGTTCTTATTACAGAAACTAAGAAAGAAACCTTCCCACAACACAATGCTCCAAAACGCCCAACAACTCTTGAAGCTGACATTCACAATGTTACAATTAAAAGTGAGAAATGGACCATTCTCGTTGGTCTAATGGATGGTAAACCTTATGAGATTCTTGGTGGAGCCAATAAACTTGTTGATCTTCCAAAGAATGCCAAGAAAGGACAACTACTAAAAACATCAACAAATAAGACACAATCACGTTATGACTTGATTGTTGATGATTTAACCATTCGTGATGTTGTTAAAGCTTTTGATAATGCAAATCAATCTGCTTTTACAAGACTTCTTTCTCTTTCATTACGTCATGGTGCGCCAATTAACTACGTTGTTGAACAAATGCAGAAGGAACAAGATTCAGATATGTTCTCATTTGCACGTTCAATTTCTAGAGTTCTAAAGCAATACGTTCCAGACGGTACTAAAGCAACAGGACAGAAAACTTGTGGTGATTGTGGTTCGACTAACTTGATTTACCAAGACGGATGCGTTACTTGCTCTGACTGCGGTAATTCAAAATGTGGCTAAAATAGCTTGACATAAACCTCCTAATTGATTATTTTATTAATAATTGATTAGGAGGTTTTTTATGTCTATTAAATGCAATCATTTAGTCCCAAGGCATGATCAAGATAAAAAATGTTTTCCATATTCTATAGATAGTAAGACTCATTTTTGGTTGCCTACTGGAAATGTAGAAACAAAATTTAACAACTCTATTCAAGTTGATTTTTATTGTAAATACTGTAATTCAAGAACAACAAATTTCTTTACTAAAGAAGAATACGAATTAAATAAAAAGGTTTTAGGTGTATAATGTATTATTTGTCTCCAAGAAATAAGTACTTGCTTGTTGAGAGTACCGATGTTAAAGTTGTAGAACAACCAGAAAGGGCTTTTCTCCTTCCAGAAGATTACAAACAAAAGGACAAGCCACATAAGGTCGTTCGTGTTATAGAAGATTCGACAGAGCAGTATGAACCAGAAAGTTTAATTCTTGTTCCTACTCATATGTTAGAAGAAATTGAATTAGATGGTGAAAAGCATTATTTAATTCAAGAGAACTATGTATTAGCAACCGTAACCAAGGAGGGTTAATGTCAGACGCACTAAGCCGTGAAGAACATATTGCAAATTACGTTCGTAATCTTGCAACTATTGAAGATGCCATTCAACCATTTAAAGATCAAATGAAGGATCTTCGTAAAGAGTATGTTGATAATGCTTGGCTTACCAAAGAGGATATTAAAATGGCTGTAAAAGCTTATCGTCTTTCAAAGGCTAAAGTTAATATTGATGAGCTTGTAGAAAGCCACAATACCCTTGTAAGTAAATTTGTAATCAGTAGTGAGGAATAATATGGAACCAGAGATTTTAGAAGAAAATGCACCACCATTAGCAAACGAAGATGACGCACCAGAAGTTGAAGCACCAGTTGTAATAGAAAACACAACAACAACTGCTTCAACTTACGAACAAATTAATGGTGTAAGACAATATCCAAGTCTTTATGATTCTTATGGCTCAACCATGATTGCAATTGTATTTGCAGTTGCAATTGTTACTGCTGTTATTGGTATTGTTCAGTACATTTATCGTAGAGCAGCATCAGACCATTCTGCATTGACACAATTTGTTACTACAATGTTTGCATTAATTGCTGGTATTTTTGTGGCAGATAAAATTGTTGCTGGCCCATCAACGCAACTACTTCACGGTCAAGAGTCTCTTAAAATACTTGAGTTTATTCAACAAACTTGTTTAATGGTATTTGCTTATTACTTTGGTACTAAAGCACAACCACCAAAAGATGGACCACTTCACAAAGAGGAATAAATGAAATCTATTGAGCTTTATGGTGATGGTATTGGTAAAGTAGAACTTATTGATTACATGGGTTCTGATTTAACTGTTGTAAATTCTGCAAGAGTATCATTTGGTAAACATAAAGAAGAACTAGACGATAAAGATGAAAAGCTAATTGATTATCTTATTAGGCATAAACATACTTCTGTTTTGGAACACAACCTAATTACTTTTAGATTTAAAGTTCCTTTGTTTGTTCGTTCGCAACACCATAGGCATCGTACTTGGTCTTATAACGAAATAAGCAGAAGGTATACAGACTTTAATATTGAGTTTTACGAGCCAAAGGAATATAGACTACAACATGCTTCAAATCGTCAAGCTTCAACTAATGAGACATTTAATCCAAAATTCTACAATGATGGGTTTGGCATCGAACACTCAGCAACTTCAATTGTTGCTGGACACTTCAAGCACAGTCTTACTCTTTTCAATAAGTTAATTGAACATGGAGTTTGTAGAGAGCAAGCAAGAATGGTTTTGCCACAAGCCATGTATACTGAGTATTATGGTACTGTAAACCTTTCTAATCTACTTAAATTTATTGATTTAAGAAGCCATGAAGGTGCCCAATGGGAAATTCAAAAAGTTGCAGAAGCTTGTCTAGAAATTGCAAGCGATCTTTATCCAAAGACAGTTGTAGCTTATAGAAAGATCCTAGATGAAAGGCATAGTTCATAAATATGACAAGATAATAATAGGGGCTACTTTTGAGTCCCTATTGTACGCTTTATTTACAAGAACACCAGTATTTTATGTTGTTCCAAAAATACCATCTGAATTTGAATCTGTAGCAATAGGAACAAATTATAATTTTATTGGAATACTAGCTGAACTTAAAGATACGTACACCAACCAAGGTTTAAAACTAACCAGACCCCAAAAACAACTTATTTGGGATCGGTTAGTTTTTTTATTATCAATGTTAGGTCTTTTGCAAAATTCTAACTTGCAATCAATAAGAATAGAAGATAATATAGTAAAATTATCAACTCAAAACTCTAGATTAATAACTTTAGAAGTAGACAAAATTTTATTATTTGATGATGAAAAAGTAGAGGGCTTAGACGCAGCAATAGTTGAAAACAAAAGATATGTAATTAAAGATTACGTTCAATTTAATAATCTTAAATTTATGAAAGAAGATTATGACGTAATTTTTACAGACTACGATACTGTCAATCAAATTTGGTTCACCCCGCCTTCAAATAATTTAAGAGCAAAAGATGGGTGCTTAATATCATATGCAGAATCGCCAGACGATGTAAGAGACTATGAAATTAAATTTATCCTTAAAGAACAATTTAAGAAGTATAATATGAAAGGCAAAGAAAACGGTTTTCAACCTAATGGTAATAAAAAATATAGACCAGTAGGTTATACACTTACTCATAGAACTGTTGAAAAAGAAAAATGTAACATTTATCAAGATACAAATGTTATAAAATTTATCAACTATACTTCTGAAGAAATTTTGATGATGTTTGAAAAGATACAATACAGAGAGTACATGCTATGCAGGAAATTATCGAAGATGAGTACACAACGCCGAAAATCGCTCACCTTGCGGGGATCGTACCAATTGCGGGAAAAGCCTTAGATTTTGATATGCCTTGGCCCGATGCAATGATGCCTATTGCACCAAACTATATAGCAGCAGAAAGAGCAATACTTGAGTGTGCTTGGGCTGGTTGTGAAACTATATGGGTTGTTTGCAATCAAAATTCTGCAAGATTATTGAAAAATAAGATTGGTGATTTTGTCTATGACCCTGTTAGAAGCTATTTTAAGCATAAAATGCCAGATGGTAAAATAGCCACAATGTTTAAAAAAATACCAATCTATTATGTACCAGTTTATACAAAAAATAGAGCTAAAATAAGTTTAGCCTATTCTGTAATTCAAGGTGCTTACAGTGCTTATTACGCAAGTTGGAGAATTTCTAAATGGATGCTCCCTGCAATGTATTATGTAGCTTTTCCGTATGGGGTTTATTCACCCAAGCTTGTATCTAAAAATAGAGAAAGACTATCAACTTACGAAAATTATCTT